GAAGATTTACCATTTTAAATTTAGTATTTTCCTATTGGGAGGGGTAGATTTACCCCTCCTTTTTTATTATATTGGTATATTTATAAATAAAAACTATGAAAGTACTAATAACTGAAGAAGAAAAAAACGATATCATAAGTTTATATCAGAAAAAAAATTTATTAAAAGAATTTAATTTACCTTTTTTGAAACAAAAAGTTAAAACACCTTTTTTTATTGTTAAAGAAGACCCAACTTATAAAGGTAAGTTTAGATTATATATTTCTGATAAAGATAATCCAGGATTTACACCTGTTGATGCTGAAAAATTATTAGGAAAGGGGGAGTGGAAATACTATGACAACCAAGAACAGGCACAACAAGATGCGGATAAACAAAATAATACTTTAAGTGGTAAATCATTTGAAAAAGATAAATTTTTAAATTTACCGCCAGAAATGAAAGAATACCAAAAAGATTTGAAAAAAAGAGGTTATTTGGATATAGTTGATAAAGTTGGTTTACCTGATGGTACATATTTTGCGGAAGGTTTTCGTCCATGTGATATGTGTGCTAGTTACGATCCTCAAGAACCAAAAGCTCAAGTAAATAGAAACTCAAAAGCGTATAAAATTAAAACTGAAGGCAAACCTGAACACAAATACGACACAGGTTATGTTGTTTTAACTTCAGTATTGGGTGGTGATGTGCTACCAGGAGTGGGAACAGTATCAATCAAAGGGGGGATGCCTAATTCATCTCATTGGGGTAATCAGGAAAGAATTATTAGTATTCATAAAAATCCGTCAATCGTTAAATAAAAAATTTAAAATTATTGATAATAGGAGGGGTAGATTTACCCCTCTTTTTTTATTATATTTATTGAAAAACAAATTATGGCAGGAATTAAAAAACAAGATTTTAAATCAATTAAAGATAAATTCTCAACATCGGCAAAATACAAACCACAAAGATTTTTTGATTTGGGTGAAGAGTTCTTAGATGCGGTAGGTATACCAGGACCTGCTATTGGGCATATAAATATGTTCTTAGGGTTTTCTGATACTGGTAAAACAACAGCATTAGTAAAAACCGCTTCGGATGCTCAAAAGAAAGGAATACTACCTGTGTTTATTATCACAGAACAAAAGTGGAGTTTTGAACATGCAAAATTAATGGGGTTTCAGTGTGAAGAAGTTGTTGATCAGGAAACAGGTGAAGTTGATTGGGATGGGTTTTACATATTCAATAATAGTTTCGACTATATTGAACAGATTACAGATTATATTAATGAGTTGTTAGATGCACAAGAAAAAGGTGAATTAGATTATAGTTTATGTTTCCTTTGGGATTCTGTTGGATCAGTACCATGCAAAATGACGTTTGATGGAAAGGGTGGACGCCAACACAACGCTGGTGTTTTGGCTGATAAAATAGGGATGGGTATAAACCAAAGAATTTCAGGTAGTAGAAAATCTGAATCAAAACATGAAAATACATTAGTTATTGTTAACCAACCTTGGACAGAATTGCCTGATAACCCCTTCTCACAACCTCGAATCAAAGCAAAGGGAGGAGAGGCTATTTGGTTAAATTCTTCATTAGTATTTTTATTTGGTAATCAAAAAGGGGCTGGAACTACAAAAATTACTGCAACAAAAGACAAAAGAAGTGTTAAATTTGCGTCAAGAACAAAAATATCTGTTTTGAAAAACCACATCAACGGATTAGGATACGATGATGGTAAAATTATTGTGACACCACATGGGTTTATTTCAGGTAAAGATTCAACCGAAGAAAAATCTTCAATAGAAAAATACAAAAAAGAATATTCAGAATATTGGAAAAATGTTTTGGGTGTTGAGGGTGATTTTGACTTGAAAGAAGAAAAATACGAAGAATAAAAAAAGTTATAATAATTCTACTTTTTATTATTTCATAGATATTTATTAGTATGGGAAGAAAAAAAATCCAAGAAACTGAAAAAAAAGTTAAGGTTGGCGTGTCAATAGATCCTGACTTACCTCTTTATTTCAAAAATAAATCCATCAACCTTTCTTCCTTAGTTAATAAACTATTGAAAGAGTATATAAAAAATGGAGACAAAAGTTTGTACTAAATGTAAAGAAGAAAAAAATGTTTGTGAATTTGGAAAATTAAAAACATCAAAAGATGGTTTATTATATTCTTGTAAAGACTGTAATAATAAAAGATCTTCAGAATATCGTAAAAATAATCCTGAAAAAATTTTAGAATTAACAAGAAATTGGACTAAAAAAAATCCTGAATGGGTATATAATAGACACAAAAGATATAGGTTAAAAAACCCTGAAAAAATTAAAGAAATGCGTCAAGATTTTTTTAAAAAAAATCCCGAAAAAAGAAAAGAATATCGTGAAAATTACAAACCTAGAAAAAGAGAACAAAGAAAAGAGAGAAGTGAAAATGATGTAATTTACAATTTAATCAATAGAATGAGAGGTAGACTGAGAAAATACCTTAAAACACTTACTATTACGAAAAAGAATAGAACCTTTGATATTGTTGGATGCACCCCCCAAGAATTGAAAGAACATTTAGAAAAACAATTTGTTGATGGTATGAGTTGGGAGAACAGAAAAGAATGGCACATCGATCACATAGTTCCTTTATCATCCGCAAAAACGGAAGAAGAATTATACAAACTTTGTCACTATTCAAATCTACAACCACTATTGGCTGAAGATAATTTAAAAAAAAGTAACAAAATTTTAGTTGAACAATTTAAAAATTAATGTGTGGTTAAGACACTACTAGTGGATGGTAACAATCTACTTAATATAGGAATTTACGGGGTTAAAGAATTTTTCCATAATGGAGAACATATTGGTGGAGTTTACCATTTTATGAATACCATCCGTAGATTTATTGAATCAGATAATTACGACAAAGTTATTGTATTTTGGGATGGTGATGATAATTCATCAGTTCGTAAACGTATATACCCCAAATATAAAGAAAATCGTAGAGAGAGAGATAATGAGTATAAGATTGATTCTTTTTATAAACAAAAAGAAAGATTAAAATTATATCTTGAAGAGTGTTATGTTAGACAGATTGAAGTTGAAGAGAATGAATCTGATGATCTAATCGCTTACTATTGTTCAATATCACAAAACGAACAAAAAACAATTTTTTCGGCGGATAGAGATTTAACACAACTCATATCAGAAACCGTATCAATCTATTCTCCAAATACTAAAAAGTATTATAAAAATGGGGATAAGATTAAATTATACGAATCTGAAATTCCACATTATAACGTTAAAACCTATAAGATTTTATCTGGTGATAAGTCAGATAATATTGATGGTATTTATTATTTGGGGGAAAAAACTTTATTGAAATTTTTTCCTGAATTACTTGAAAATGCCGTTAGTTTTCGCGATATTTTAGAAAAGGCGGAAACGCTTTTAAAGGAAAACAAAGACAACTCAGCTTTAAAAAATTTACTAAGTGGTAGAACAAAAGACGGAATTTATGGTGATGAATTTTTTACAATCAACGAAAAGATTATTGATTTATCAAACCCCCTCATCACCGACAAAGCTAAAGAAATCGTAGAACAATATTACTCGGAAACATTAGACCCTGATGGTAGGGGATATAAGAATCTAATGAAACTCATGATGGAAGATGGGTTCTTTAAATTCCTACCTAAAAAAGACGACGCATGGGTTGAATTCCTTAAACCATTCTTAAAATTAACAAGAAAAGAAAAGAAAAATTATAAAGAAAAGTTATGAAAAACACTAAAGATCAAGATTTGACAAAGGTTGAACTTCTATTAACCGTAAACGAGAACATCATCGTACAACGATTCTTCAACGTAAGAAACTATAACCCTGACGCTAAAAACTCAATGGAGTTACAGGAAGTTATTACAGGTGTTAAGAATCATTTGATGAACTATTTGAAGATGAAAACTGTTGTCTATATGATGGACAATAAGTATGAAATTGAGACGAATCCTCAGATTATGGAAACATCATTTACTGATGGACCTGAATATTTAAACATCTATATTAAGGTGGATGGTGCGACAGTTTGTCACAGAGGTATGAACGTAAAAGTATACCCTCCAAAGGTAAGATACACTGTAGATATCCGCCCACAACTAAAAACAATTTTAACCGATTTGACTGAAATTTTTTCATCTGAAAATTTATCTTACGAATATAATGGCGTTATGCTAACAGCGTAATATTTACCTAAAAAGGAGATTTAGGATGAAAACAGACAAGAATTTTGATTATTTAGGGCAGACATTTCAAATTCAATTACTTAACCAAATTATAGTTGATAAGGAATTTGCACACTCAATTCTTGATGTAATCGAGACAAATTATTTTGAAAACAAATACTTCAAAATAATAATCCAAATGATTATTGAGTATTATAAGAAGTATGAACATACTCCATCATTTGAAACTTTGGAACAAATTACAAAGTCAGAATTACAACAAGAATTGGCGTCCAAGATTGTGATGGACACCATCAAAAAAATTAAAGATGCGCCTTTTGAAGGGCACGCTTTTGTTCAGGAAAAAGCATTGAAGTTTTGTAAACAACAAGAACTTCAAAAGGTTATGACAAAAGCTCAAAAGATTATTGATGGTGGTGAATTTGAAAACTATGATACGTTGGAACAAATGGTTCGTGAGGCGTTACAAGTTGGTGAGAGAGATACTGGTACTGAGGATGTGTTTCACAACCTTGACGACGTGTTAAACGATGATTACAGACATCCGATACCTATGGGTATACCAGGTATAGATCGTTTGTTAAAAGGGGGTTTAGCAAAGGGAGAGATAGGTGTAATCTTAGCACCAACAGGTGTGGGTAAAACATCAATGACAACAAAGATTGCAAATCATGCATTCAATATGGGATTCAATGTTTTACAAGTATTTTTTGAGGATAACCCAAAAATTATTCAACGTAAACATTTTACACTATGGACTGGTATTAAACCTGATGATTTATCTTTGAAGAAAGATGAAGTTATGGAAAGGGTTGCTGATGTTCAAAACACAATGAAAAATAAATTAATTTTGAAAAAATTACCATCTGACAGTTTAACAATGCTTCAGATTAAAAATCAAATCAGAAAAATGATTGCGGATGGTTTAAATTTGGATTTAATTATCTTGGATTATATTGATTGTGTGATGCCGGAGAAATCATTGGGTGATGAATGGAAAAGCGAGGGTTCAGTTATGAGAGCATTTGAATCTATGTGTCACGAATTAAACATTGCAGGTTGGACGGCAACACAAGGTAACAGAAGTAGTATATCATCTGAAGTTGTAACCACAGACCAAATGGGTGGTTCAATCAAGAAAGCACAGGTAGGACACGTGATTATTTCAATTGCAAAAACACTACAACAAAAAGAAATGAAATTGGCAACCATTGCTATAACAAAATCTCGTATAGGATCTGACGGAATTGTCTTTGAAAATTGTAAATTTGACAATGAATTAATCGAGATTGATACTGAAAGTTCCGTAACCTTCTTGGGACTTGAAGAACAGAAAGAAGAGGCAAATCGACAACGAGTAAAAGATTTGTTGGAAAAAAGAAAACAAAGGGAAGGTCAAACTATTTAATTAAACAATAAACAAAATAACAAATAAAATTATGGATATTTCGCAAAAGATATTAAGCGACATCACGGTTCATATGAAATACGCAAAGTATATTCCTGAACTACAAAGAAGAGAGACATGGGATGATTTGGTAACCAGAAACATGAACATGCACATTAAAAAATACCCACATATGGAATCCGAAATTAAAGAGGTTTACAAAATGGTGTATGATAAGAAGGTATTACCCTCAATGAGATCATTACAATTTGGTGGAAAACCAATTGAGATTAGCCCAAACAGAATCTACAATTGTGCTTACTTACCTATCGATCACTTAGATAGTTTTTCAGAGGTAATGTTTTTACTTTTGGGAGGAACTGGTGTTGGTTATTCGGTGCAAAAACATCACGTTAGTGAATTACCTGAAGTAAGAAAACCAAATCCAAATAGAACTCGTAGATATTTGATTGGTGATAGTATTGAAGGATGGGCTGATGCAATTAAAGTATTAATGAAATCATACTTTGGAGAAAATACATCAACACCAATCTTTGATTTTTCAGATATTCGTCCAAAAGGAGCGAATCTTGTAACGTCAGGTGGTAAAGCGCCAGGACCTCAACCACTTAAAGATTGTGTTCACAACATTACAAAAGTATTAGATGAGGTTGAAGATGGTAATAGATTAAAACCAATCCAAGTTCACGATATCGTATGTCATATTGCTGACGCAGTATTAGCAGGTGGAATCAGAAGAGCGGCATTAATTTCTTTATTCAGTGCTGATGACGATGAGATGATTGCATGTAAGTCAGGTAATTGGTGGGAATTAAACGCACAAAGAGGTAGAGCTAATAACTCAGCGGCATTGGTTCGTCATAAGATTACTGAAGAATTCTTTATGAATTTATGGAAACGTGTTGAGGCATCAGGAGCAGGTGAACCAGGAATTTACTTCACAAACGATAAAGATTGGGGGACAAATCC